ACATTCTTGAGATCATTCAGAGAAAGACAGGGGTCAATCCTTTTCTATCAAATCCTGACGAGCTTCCCGAAACTGACGAAGAATTGTCGCTACACATGCAGCTTAACTATAAGCCTGCTATAGAGATAGCGAATGAGGAGGCAATCAATACTATGTTTGACGTCAATCATTATGACGAGGTAAGAAAAAGATTAGACTACGATCAGACAGTGCTCGGTATATCGGTGGCCAAGCATGAGTTTCTTCCCGGTGCAGGTGTTAAGATATCCTATGTAGACCCCGCCAATGTGGTTTACAGCTACACTGAGGATCCATATTTCAGAGATTGCTTTTATTGGGGTGAGATCAAGACTCTTCCTCTTACCGAGCTTTACAAGATAGATCAATCAATCACCAAGGAGCAACTTCAAGAGATCTCCCAATACAGCCAGGGGTGGTATGACTACTACAATGTTGCTAGGTTTTATGAGAATAGCGTATTCTTCAGAGACACTTGCACGTTGATGTATTTCAACTACAAGACCACCAAGAAGATTGTATACAAGAAGAAGAAGCTAGACAACGGCGGAACCAGGTACATCCCAAAAGACGACACATTTAATCCTCCGGCCGAGATGATGAAGGAGGGTAATTTCGAAAAAGTCGAAAAAATAATAGACGTTTGGTACGAGGGAATCATGGTCATGGGAACAAATATCCTACTGAAATGGGAGCTTGCAACTAACATGGTTCGCCCAAAGTCAGCCACACAGCATGCCATCCCAATGTATGTGGCCTGTGCGCCAAGGATGTATAAGGGCACCATTGAGTCGTTGGTTCGCCGAATGATTCCATTTGCTGACCTGATTCAAATCACCCACCTGAAGTTACAGCAGGTTATCGCTAAGGTCGTGCCCGATGGTGTATTTCTTGATGCTGATGGAATCAATGAAGTAGATCTTGGGACAGGAGCTGCGTATAATCCGGAAGACGCGCTACGGCTTTACTTCCAAACAGGTAGTGTCATTGGAAGAAGCTACACCCAAGATGGTGAGTTCAATAATGCCAGAATCCCTATCACTCAGCTTACTTCTAATTCAGGAGCATCCAAGACTCAGATGTTGATTGGCAACTACAATCACTATCTGGGTATGATACGTACAGTGACCGGTCTCAATGAGGCTAGGGACGGATCTAATCCTGACCCCAATTCTTTGGTTGGCCTTCAGAAGCTAGCTGCCTTGAACTCCAATACAGCCACTAGGCACATACTTGAAGCAGGCTTGTTTATCTACAAGTCACTATCTGAAGCCATAACCTACAGGGTTTCAGATATACTCGAGTATTCAGACTTCAAGGATGAGTTCATCAATCAGATAGGAAAGTACAACGTATCTATACTTTCTGAGATATCCGATTTGTACATATACGATTTCGGAATATTCATAGAGGTCTCTCCTGATGAAGAGCAGAAGGCTCAGCTTGAGGCTAATGTACAAATGGCATTGTCAAGAGGCGACATTAACTTAGAAGACGCTATAGATATCCGTGAGATAAAAAATCTGAAACTAGCTAATCAGCTACTCAAGCTCAAGAGAACAAACAAAGAGCAGAGAGAAGAGAAGATGGCTATGCAAAAACAAGCAATGATAGCCGAGCAACAGCTTAGGTCTCAGGAGATGGCGGCCCAGACTTCCATGCAAAAAATAGACATGGAGACTAACTCTAAAATAAAAATCAAAGAGGCTGAGTACGTTTTCGATACTAAGAAAATGAGAGAGGAAGCAATGCTTAAGTCAAGCCTCATGGATAAAGAGTTCAATTACAATCAGCAACTAGCAAAGATAAATGCCGAAGCGCTAGGGTATAGAGAGACAACAAAGGAGGAGTCAAAAGACAAGAGAATCAGTATACAGAATACACAACAATCAAAACTTATAGAGCAAAGAAAAAACAATTTGCCGTCAATAAACTTTGAGTCCAATGAAGACAGCCTGGATGGCTTTAGCTTTCAGGAATTTTCACCAAGATAACGGTATTGATTTTTTTCATACATTTGCCTAAATCAAATTTAATCGAATGGAAAACATTAAGGTAAGAATAGTAGAAGACACTGAGCAAAAGAGTGTTGCGGAAAAAGAAGCTGAGCTTCTTGCTAAGCATGAACAGCAACAACAAGCAGCAGTAGATCCGCCTGATCCTGCCGCTGTTGAAAAAAAGGAATTGCCCGCATCAGGTGGTGATGATCCTAGTACACAGCAGGACCTGAAGGAAGAAGACGTTCTTTCTTACCTTGGAAAAAGATATAACAAGCAGATTAATTCATTTGATGAGTTAATGGCCGAGCGCCAATCGGGAGAAGAGCTTCCGGAAGATGTGGCAGCTTATATGAAATACAAGAAGGAAACCGGCCGAGGGTTTGAGGATTTCTTGAAACTCAAGGAGGATTACGAATCAATGGACGGCGACCAGTTGTTAAAGAATTATCTTCGCATGACCCAAGAGGGATTGGATGACGATGACATCGAGACGCTCATGCAGGATTATAAATACGATGAGGATCTTGATGATGATTTGAAGATCAAAAAAATCAAGATCGCCAAGAAGAAGGTTATTACGGATGCCAAAAAGTTCTTTACCGAACAGAAGGAGAAATACAAGCTGCCCCTTGAGTCAAGGGGATTGGCAATCTCCGATGAAGAGAAGCAGGAATTTGAGGCGTATCGCGAATATATACAGAGAGCTAAGACAGTTGATGAAGAGACCAATCGTAAGCGTCAATGGTTTGACCAAAAAACGAATGAAGTGTTTAATCAAGAATTCAAAGGTTTTGAGTTTGAGGTGAACAACAAGAAGATGGTCTTTTCGCCAGGTGATTCTACCGAATTAAAAAAGGCACAGTCGACTCCATCGAACTTCATAAGCAAGTTCTTGGACGAGAAGACAGGGCTCATAAAGGATGCGGTGGGTTATCACAAGTCCTTGGCTATCGCAATGAATCCGGACAAGTTCGCTAAGTTCTTCTATGATGAGGGAATGGCAGCTGCAACGGAGGCTAGTCTCAAGGGAATAAAAAACATAAATATGACCGAGAGACGAACTCCTGAGGTTGCAAAAACAACTGAGGGAGTACAGGTTAAGGCGATGAATCCTGACTCTGGAAAGGGTCTTAAAATCCGCAGCAAAAAACAAGTTTAACTTTTAATACCAAAAAGCAATGGCTCTATTGAGTTCACCGACATTCGCTCTTCAGCCTGCCGCTGAGCAGGTTGCGTTGTCGACAAATTATATCACCAACTTCAACTTCCTCAATCAGTATCTTCCAGATACTTACGAGAAGGAGTTTGAGCGCTACGGCAATCGTAGTATCGCATCTTTCCTACGTATGGTGGGAGCTGAGATGCCTTCCACTTCTGACCAGATCAAATGGGCTGAACAAGGTCGTTTGCACATCAAGTACACTAGCTGTACATCTGCTGCTGCTGCGGGCGCTTCTACAGCCACGTTTACTGTGGCCGATTCGGGTGTCACTTATGTGGCTATTCGTATTGGTCAGACATTGATGATTCAGAACAACACTTCGGGCGTGTTCAATAAGGCGATCGTCACTGCTGTTCCATCTGCGACCACCTTCACTGTAGCTTATTATGAAGCTGCCGGTCAAGCATTTGCAGTATCCACTGCCTGCACTGTATTCATTTACGGTTCAGAATTCAAGAAAGGAACCAACGGAATGGTTGGCTCTTTGGAGGCTGAAGATGACATCTTCTCAAACAACCCTATCATCATCAAGGACAAGTACGCCGTAAACGGATCGGACATGGCTCAGATTGGATGGGTTGAGGTAACCACTGAGAATGGCGCAACCGGGTACTTGTGGTACCTTAAGTCCGAGCATGAAACTCGTTTGCGTTTCGAGGATTACCTTGAGACCTCAATGATCGAGGCGGTTCCTGCTGCAACAGGATCAGGCGCTAAGACAGCGGGAATGATGGGATCGGAAGGTGTTTTCTACGTGGTAAACCTTCGTGGAAACGTATGGGGTGGTGGTACACCAACAACCCTACCTGACTGGGATACTATCGTATCACGTCTTGACAAGCAAGGGGCGATCGAGGAAAACGTAGTTTTCGTGAATCGCGGATTGAGCTTTGATATTGACAACATGTTGGCCACATTGAACGGTTTCAATGGGTCAGGTGCTGCAAACTCAGCTTCATTCGGTCTGTTTGACAACGATGCTGAGATGGCATTGAATCTTGGATTCAGCGGTTTCCGTCGTGGTTATGACTTCTACAAGTCTGACTGGAAGTATTTGAACGACCCAACAATGCGCGGTGGCTTGAACACCACAGCAGGTACAGCAACAGGAACCATCAATGGTCTTCTTGTTCCTGCGGGTTCTACCACTGTGTACGACCAAATCATGGGTAAGAACGCCAAGCGTCCTTTCTTGCACGTTCGTTACCGCGCAAGCGAGGCAGAGGATCGTCGCTACAAGACTTGGATCACAGGTTCTGCCGGAGGTGCTAGCAATAGCGACCTTGATGCAATGGAGGTTAACTTCCTCTCTGAGCGTGCAGTCTGCACCCTTGGTGCAAACAACTTCGTGTTGTTCCGCTACGGATAGTCTTTATAAAATAGAGGGAGTGTCTTTAGGGGCACCCCTCTCTTTTTTTTTTATAAAATCAAATCCATTCAAATCAAATGTCAAATCAAAAAATCGGCCCAGAAAAGGCTAGCAAAATTGCAGTAGACAGGGTCTACAGAATAATCAATGGCTCCCCATTGTCATATACTCTTGCGTCACGTACACATCCACGTTTTCCGTTAATGTGGTACGATGAAGCAAAGAATCAAAACCGTGTTCTTCGGTACGCGGTCAATCAGAAGTCACCATTTGAAGACGAGCAAGACGGCAACGCTATAGTTGAGCCGATTGTATTTGAGGATGGCCTTCTTACTGTTCCGAAAAACAATCCTGTGCTTCAGGAGTTCTTGCACTATCACCCTCACAATGGGGTTATATTCGCTGAAATAGACAGAGAGAAAGATGCTGCTGCTGAGATAGCGGAGTTCAATATAGAAGTGGACGCGCTGATGGAGGCAAGAAAGCTTTCTATCGATCATATGGAGATGTTGACCAGGGTCTTATTTGGAAAGGATCCATCAACTATTTCTACTGCTGAAATGAAGCGCGACATATTGGTGTTTGCAAAGAATGACCCTAGTGCGTTCATGAATGTGATGAATGACCCTGAGCTCACCTTCCAAGCAAAGGTTCGAATATTCTTTGACAACAGTCTTTTGGCCATTCGATCCAATGGGAAAGAAATTTGGTTCAACACAGCAACCAACAAGAAAAAGATGTGCTCGGTCCCGTTCGGTGAAGACCCGTACATTATTGCTGCGAGCTACTTGAAGAGCGATGATGGAATCGATTCCCTGAAAATGTTGGAGTCGCTGACATCGTAGATCAGATTGAAATATTGAATTGAGAAGGGCCTGCTTGGCCCTTCTTTTTTTGTCTATATTTGTAAAAAAGAACAGATGATAAACTCCGTAAGAAATACCGTGCTTTCTGTCCTCAATAAGAACAACTACGGATATATCTCACCCTCTGACTTCAATCTATACGCCAAGCAAGCGCAGATGGAATTGTTTGAGGATTACTTTGGCATCTACAACAAGGGCATTAATGCCGAGAACCAAAGAATGTCAGGCACTGATTATGCCGATACTGTCAAACCAGTCGCGGAAGCGCTAGAGTTATTCCTGGTAGAGAATTATCTTTTCCCTGTTTCAAATGGGCTTGGCCAAGACATCAATCAATTCTTTGTGCCATCCCTTATCACCACCGGTGACGATTTTTTTATGATCAACAAAGTAATTTGTTATACCAGGTTACTTTCTGATGGATCATCAAGTAATGTTATAGCTCCCTATCAGCTTATAATCTCATCTCCCGGAGACTTTATTACCGCAGGAGTTCAGCCTGGAGACATAGTACTTAACGTGGACGCCAAGAGAGCGGCCATAGTGAACATCGTTGGTTCAGATACGTCACTCCAACTCACGGAGGACATATTCACTACCGCAAATCAGGACTATGCTATTTACTCAGCAAAGGACTATTCAGAGGCCGAAAAGGTTTCTGTCGGAAAAATATCAATACTAAACGCATCAATACTTACGTCTCCATCTACAATGTTTCCTGCCTACACGATCATGGAAGACAAGATGGGTGCGTATCCATCATCAATAGCAGGGTACGGAGCATTGAAGGCAACGTATTTTAGATATCCTAAAGTACCCAAGTGGACGTATGTCACCCTTGTAAACGGAGAGCCGTCATTTGATCAGTCTCAGCCTGACTACCAGGATTTTGAAATGCCGATAGAAGATGAGTACAAGCTAGTAATGAAGATCCTTCAGTACTGCGGCATGTCCATCAGAGAGATACAGGTGTCTCAATTTGCCATGGCCCAAGAGCAGCAGCAGCAACAGTCCTATAGTCAACAACAATAACCTCACCTCAGATGGCGTATATATCACAGTATCAGTATTATGAAAACAATGGAAACAATCCTGAGGATGCTAACTGGGGTTCATACCAGTATGTTAGCCTTAAGGATGTGGTAAACAACTTCATGCTCATGCATGTAGGTAACCACTCGTTAATCAATAATGAGCAGAGGTACAAGGTATTGTTTCATGCAAAGCGAGCTATTCAAGAGCTCAACTATGATGCATTCAAAGAAATAAAGGTTCTTGAGCTCAGCGTGGCTGACTCTCTAAGATATGTTCTCCCGTCTGATTATGTGAATTGGGTTAGGATATCGCTCTACAAGGATGGATACATTCGTCCATTGACAGAGAATATACAGGTCATGTCGTCCAATGCATATCTTCAGGACAATGACGGAAGAATTTTATTTGACATCGACGGGAATATCTTAGAGCCACAGAGTTCAGGTCTAGATTACGATAGGCTGCACAAATTAAAGAAGAGCATTTATCTAAATCCCGGGCATCAATACGATGGCTCATTGGGATGGAACGTCGAGGGCGATTGGTTCTTTGAGTACAGAGTTGGAGCTCGCTTTGGCCTCAATACTGAGACGGCAAACTTCAATCCTACCTTCTCGATAAACAAAAAGTCGGGCGTAATAAATTTTGACTCTAGCATGGCAGGAGAGCTATGCATCCTTGAGTACGTGTCAGATGGAATGGAGAATGGAGACAACTCCCTTGTGTCCGTGAATAAGCTATTCGAGCAATACATCTATGCAGCAATTAAGTACGAGATACTTAATTCAAAGCTAGGTGTTCAGGAGTACGTGGTATCAAGGGCTAGAAAAGAACGGACGGCCCTATTGAGAAATGCTAAAATCAGAATGAGTAACATACATCCAGGTCGGCTTTTGATGAGCATGCGTGGAATCGATAAGTGGATAAAGTAACATGGCGAATCTTACGAGGAATTTTACTGCGGGAAAAATGAATAAGGTCGTCGACGAGCGCCTTGTTCCTAATGGAGAATACATTGACGCAATGAACGTCAGGATGGGCTCTACAGAAAATTCTGAGATAGGCGTGATCGAGAACACGAAGGGGAATATCGCTCTTACTGCATTGTCTTATTTTGACGGAACGCCCACCAGTGTTGAAGCAAGAGCTATCGGATCTTTTGTTGATAGCGCCAATGAAACAATTTATTGGTTTGTGCACGACCCTAACTTTCCCGCAACAGAACTGGGCCCTAATCCAACCAACAAATTGGATCTCATTGTTTCTTTCAATGAGCTAACCGGCATACTTACTTATCACGTGATCAGCATCAATGATGGTAGCGATCTAGCCACCACATTGAATTTCAATCCAAAATATCTTATTGATGCTGTTAATAAGGTTGGTGACCTTTTGTTTTTCACCGACGACTACAATCAGCCAAGGTTTATCAATGTTCGTCGCAATTACGCCAATCCTGTTTTGGATATTGATGGAGGCGGCGCCCCTGATGGTCCGGCTATTTTAGCTCAGTCATTACTTGTAATAAAGAAGCCACCTATCTCAGCCCCCACGGTTCAACTTATAGAGCAGGGAGGGGAC